TCTGGATATCAGTTAAAAACTTCTAGAAGAACTTTAAATATTATGTTTCAAGAGTGGGCCAACCGTGGTCTTCACTATTGGGAAGTAGAAAACACATCTATAACATTAGCAACTGATCAAACAGAATATACTATATTTAGATCTTCGGCAGAGGGAGCATCTAATGGAGTCACTACAACTTTATCATCAGCTATAAATAGTAGTGTAACAACCATACCTCTTACATCTGTAACAAACATGCCGTCATCTGGTAAAATTAAAATTAATAATGAAATAATTTCTTACACAGGAATATCGTCTTTAAATTTAACAGGTGCAACAAGAGCAGCTGATGATACAACAGCAGCATCACATAGCAGCGGTGATACAGTGACTAATTTTGTAAATGGAGCTGATGATATATTAGAAGCTAGTTTTAGAAACGATAGTAGTATAGATGTGCCTTTAACAAAAATAGCTAGATCAGCATATCAAGCCCTATCAAATAAATCTTCTACAGGTCAACCATCACAATATTTTGTACAAAGATTTATAGATAAAATTACAATCAATTTATATTTAACACCTGGATCAACTGAGAACGGTAAGTTTTTAAATTTCTTTTTTGTAAAAAGAATACAAGATGCAGGTGCATATACAAATGGAGCAGATGTTCCGTATAGATTTGTACCTTGTATGGTTTCAGGTTTAACATATTATTTATCTCAAAAATACGCACCACAAAGATCACAACAATTTAAATTATTTTATGAGGATGAAGTCCAAAGAGCTTTATCAGAAGATGGGTCATCTTCTAGTACATTTATTACACCTAAATCTTATTTTACGGAGACTAACTAATGGCTGTTGGTAAGTATTCAAAGTTTATATCTGACAGATCTGGTATGGAATTTCCGTACAAAGAAATGGTTATAGAATGGAATGGTGCTAGAGTTCATACTTCAGAATATGAAAAAAAACATCCACAACTAGAACCAAAAAGATTTGTAGCGGAACCACAAGGTTTACGTAATGCAAGACCAGATAGAACTGAGCCTGCTGTAGCAAGATTACTAGGACCAAATCCATTTTCTATAACTAGTGGATCCACAACTGTTACTGTTACAGAAACAAATCACGGGAGATCTACAGGTGATATAGTAGTATTTAGAAACGTAGATGGATCTTTAGGTGGAGTTGCGCCTTCTGCTTTCGAATCTGCATCTGGTTTTTCTATTACAGTTACAACAACAGATAAGTATACATTTACATTAGGATCAACACCAACTATAACAGAAGACTCAGGAGGAATGACAGTCACAGCAGGGCCTGTAACTCTAACACCGTAATATGGCATACACTTTAGCAAATTTAAGAACTGATATTAGAAACTACACAGAGGTAGATAGTGGTGTTTTATCTGATACTATCTTAGATACAATTATTAAAAATGCAGAAAATAGAATATATAGAGAAATAGATACGGACGATAATAGAGTTTACGCTACTTCTAACTTAGTTAATGGAAACAGATTTGTAACCATACCCTCAGATTTAAGAAATATAAGATATGTTCAATTAAAAGATACAAACGTAACACCCAATACTCAATCTTTTTTAGAGAAAAAAGAAACTAGTTATATGGCTACTTTTTACGATACTCCCGGAACTGCTTCAGGTATTCCTAAATATTATGCTAATTGGGATGCTAATTTTTGGGTGGTAGCACCTACTCCAAATGCAACTTACGAAATAACTTTGGCTTATATGAAACAGCCATTTAGCATAACTAGTACAACTCAACCAACGACAGCTAATCCAGCTTCTACGGTAGGAACATATTTATCAAATAAATATCAAGATTTACTTTTATACGCATGTCTCGCAGAAGCATATGGGTACTTGAAAGGTCCCACAGATCTGTTACAATACTATGAGATGTCTTATAAGAGATCAGCAGCTTCATATTCGATAGAACAAGAAGGTCGAAGAAGAAGAGACGAATATCAAGATGGTGTTATTCGTAATGTTATTAAATCACCATCACCGTAATAAGGAGATAAAAAATGGCAAATGTAGTACCACATAGTTTTAAAAGTGAATTACTTTCAGGAACGCATAATTTTGCAAATGGAGGAGACTCTTTTAAATTAGCTTTGTACACAGCCGGATCTGGTTCACCTTACGCACCCACTGATACAGCTTATTCTTCATCAGTTTCTAATGAAGTTAGTACTAGTAGTCCTAATGTTGGATACACAACTGGAGGATTGCAGTTACAAAGTCAAGCGGTTGCGACTGGAACAGGAACGGCAACAGTTGATTTTGCAAATTTAAATTTTCCAAGCTCAACTTTTAGTGCAGCTTATGGAGTTATTTATAATGATGATAAATCAGATAAGTTGTGTGTAGTTTTAGATTTTGGTGGAACAAAGACAGCAACCAATGGTGACTTCACTATTGTATTCCCTGATCCGAGTACACCAGCAAATGCGATTATTAGTTTAACATCGTAATAGGAATATAACATGGCGTTTATACTTAACGATAGGGTTAAAGAAACCTCTACGACTACAGGAACAGGTGCGTTCACCTTAGCTGGAGCTGTATCAGGTTTTGAAACTTTTTCTGCAGGAATTGGTGGAAGTAATACAACATACTATTGTATTTTTCGTACTGGTACAACACAATTTGAAATTGGTTTTGGAACTTTAAATTCAGGGGCAAGCACATTAACTAGAACTTATATTATCTCTAGTTCTAATAGCGATGCTGTTGTTGATTTTGGTTCAGGATCAAAAGATGTTTTCTGTACAGTACCAGGTTCAAAAATTAATCTTCCTTTTCCAGAAGAAAATGCTTCTTCGTCGGCGCCAAAAATAATTACCGTAAAGGTAGCAGCTAAATCTGGTAATCACCCATATCAAGGTGCGGGTTCTAGTAATGCGTATTATTTAGGTGGATTAGAGGCACCTGCTTTGAGACTAACTGGTGTAGATGCATCAAACTCAGCTTATGCACAATACTATAGATTCGATCAATCAGACTCATCAAACAGTGGACATCCTTTAAGATTTTATCTAGAATCAGATAAGTCTACAGCTTACACAACAGGTGTAACTACAAATGGAACTCCAGGTAGTTCTGGTGCATATACACAGATTGCTGTCGATGAAACAACTCCAAATATTTTATATTATCAATGTTCATCTCACGCTTACATGGGTAATCATGTAACCAATATAAGTAATAAAATTAATTCAAACTTAGTCACAATAGGTAATGTGACTGTTGGATCACAGCTAAAAATGCCTGATAATACTTCAGGAAAAATACTAGTTGGAGATGGCACTAGTTATCAAGAAGTGGCTGTATCAGGAGATGCAACACTAGCTAGTAATGGAGCTTTAACAATATCAGGAGGAGTAACTGCAGGTTTCGTGATTGCAATGTCGATCGCTCTGTAGTAAATAAGGATTATGGCACAAAATTTTAGAAATTATTTAACAAGAAACACGGGAACTTCAGCAGTAGATGCATTAGGTGGTGCTGCAAATAGTTTTGATACTTTAATTAGTGTTAGAATGGCTAACACAACAACTTCAACAATTCAAGTTGATGCTTTTATTAAAAGATCATCAACTGATTACTATTTAATAAAAAATGCACCAATCGTATCGGGTGGATCATTAGAACTAATTGACGGAGGTTCGAAGATAGTTCTTGCTTCAGGAGATCAGTTGTATGTACAATCAGACACTGCTTCTTCTTTAGATACTATCGTTGGCGCTGTAGACGATATAAGTACATAGGAGATTCATGGCCTATTTAGGAAACGCACCAGCAAGAAGTTTCATAAGTTTTGAGAGACAAGTATTTACAATCGTAAACTCTCAAACTGCGTATACGCTATCACATTCCGTAACTAACGAAAACGATATCAGACTTGTAATTAACAACATTGTCCAGGAGCCGGGATCAGGTAAAGCTTATACTGCATCGGGCACCACTCTTACACTATCCGCAGCGTTAACAAATGGTACGGACGAAATGTATTGTGTGTTCTTAGGTAGAGCAACTGCAACAAATAAACCTGGTGCAGGATCAGTGGGCACTACAGAATTAGCTGCAGATGCGGTGACAGGTGCTAAAATTGCTGATGATGCAATTAGTGATGAACATCTTGACCCAACTGCAATCACAGGACAGGCTGCAGAGACATCTGTCGCTACAGATGATTTAATTTTATTATCAGATACTTCTGATTCTGGAGCATTAAAAAAAATGACTAGAGCAAACTTTGTATCTGGTATTGGTGGAATTGAAGAAATAGATATGTGGAGATTAAATAATAATTTTTCTGGATCAGGAGGAAGTTCTTATGCTTT